TTTCGTAAACGGGCCAAGATTTACGCCGATTGTGGATTCACGATGGATCGGATCGAGCGAGACGAAGAGGAGGCACCCGCGTCGATTTTTCAACAGGGGAAATGTTTACTGTAAGTAGAATGCGTGACGCAACGTATGTCGTTGTCGCATTGGCTTTGTGTATGCTCGTCTTGCTCGTCTTCAGTCTGAACAAGCCTCGACCGATTTCGATGATGGACATGAGCGAATTCAAAAATCTGCCTTTGGAGTTGCGTGCTGCGGTTCGACGCATGCTTCCGGACCCGACTGTTATTCGTCAGAGATGGGCTACGATGACCCCTGGCCAAAAACAGATGGTTATTCAACAGATTAGTGGTGTGATTCCACAGCCGAGACCGCCAGTGCCCGAACCAGAACCGGTGTCCGAGCCAGCGCCCGAGCCAGCGCCCGAGCCAGCGCCCGAGCCAGAACCGGTGTCCGAGCCAGCGCCTGTAGAGATCGAGCTTGAAGGAATCAAAAAAGGCTTCCTTCTAGGCGATACTAAGAAGAAAAACCCCAAGAACAAAAAAAAGAACGAGGTAGTTACACTCAGTAGTGTCGCGCCTGGGGATGGCGCGCCGAGCGACGGGTTTTTGGGGCAGGACGATTGAAGGCGGCGGTTCATCCATTCCAAACGGAGCATATGCGACGCCCATGACGTACCTGTTTTAAGTCAAGAATTTTTTACAGTACAACCTCCTTCTTCTTGGAGGCTGAAGGCTTTTTGCGCTTTCCGCCTGCACGAATGTCCACCTCGCGCGTCTCGGAACCCATGTCGACCGAGACGATATCGGACACCTCATCCTCCTCCCTGGACTCGCGTGGTGCTGGCTCGCGCGTGCCCATCGGGGGCGGCGGGCCCATCATGCTGAAGATGGCCGACATGTCCATTCCGCCACTCATCGACGGCCCCTGCATCTCGCGCCGGCCTGACGTGTTCGCCTGAGCAGGCGCGGACGCCTGGGTCCGCTGGACGGCATCCATCATATTCTTGACGAGGTCCGGGTTTTGCTTGAGCACCTTGCCCATATCCGGCATCGCCGACTTGAACATGCTGTTCGTCAGGTGGAACATCATCGCCGATCCACCAATCATCATGATGAGCTTCACCTCGGGTGCGACGTTCACCTTGGCGTTGTACTTGTTGTAGAGCTCCTCAAACACCGAGTCGTAGTCCTCCTGGTTCTCCATGACGCTCTCGGACCAACCGTCCAGCTGCAGGTCGAACGGGTCGAAACGCTTGTTCAGAAACTCTAGGCCGGTGACGCACGCAATCAGGATGCGGCGCTGAAATCGGATGGCCCGGTCGGATTCGATGGCGTACGTCAGACGCTTGTACTCGGTCCGAATCTCCTCAATGTCGCTGTAGGCGGTCAGTCGAGACGAGGTGTGCATCCCGCGCTTCGCCAGGCGGGCAATCTTGTTCAGCAGGTCCGCCTTTTCGTCCTCGATCGTCTTGTAGCCCTCGCTCGGTCCGGTCGGCATGCCTCCGCTCGGCATACCGCCACCGCCCATCTGAGGACCCTCATCCATCATCTCAGGCGCGTCGCCTCCGTCCCAGGTTTCAGCCATGGGGGGCGGTGGCGCCGTGCTTTTCATCGGGTTGACGAACATGTTCATGTCAGGCTCCTCAGACTCGCGGAACGTCTGAGCTGGTGGCGGTCTCCGTATCAGGGGACGCGTCGGCGCCGGTTTGCGTACCGGAATCTCCTTCTTGGCCGGGGCCGAGATTGAGATTTCGTCCATCAGGCGACGCTCGTCGTCGTTCAAGTTCAGAGACATTCCCGTGTCGATCGACAGGTCCATACTGACAGTATTAAAGAAAGGAACTTCTAAGCTTTAACGCGCTACTTTTCTCTCAGCCTATTAGTAAATGAAGCCGACCAAGATTGTCATGATTGCCCTCCTGCTCCTGATCCTGTACCAGGTGACGTTCGGTGCCGGTCGTCGCAGCTACATGCGCGACCTCGACACCGCCCAGGGCAGCGCCGCTTCCAGTGGCCCCAAGAGCATCTTCGACCTGAAGAACTCACTCGGCTGCCAGCCCAGCGGCTACAACAAGGACTCTGCGTACTACAGCAAGAGCCTGACGCCAGGTGGTCTGTGCGGCGACGAGGACTACGTTCGTAATCAGCAGCGCGACTACGAGATCAACGGTGGCGTCGGTGGCTCACTGCTTGCCAAGTGAGTAAATCTCCAGAACATCCTTGACGATCGGATGACGAAGGATATCCGCCTCGGTAAACTCGACGTGGTCGATCGAATTCACCTCGCTCTTCTGCAAACGTTTCAAAAAATCTGAAAATCCATTCTCTTCGTAGCCACGGTCGTGCTGACTCGGATCGCCAGTCAGCACGAGTTTGGACCCAAGACCGATTCGGGTCAGCATCATGAGCATCTGATTCGGCGTCGCATTCTGCATCTCGTCGGCGATGATCCACGAGTCTTCAAAGGTACGGCCGCGCATATAGGCCAGGGGGCACACCTCGAATTGGCCATTGTCCCGCAGGTTTTCGATATCCTTCGAGGTGTAGTATCGCCGGAGCGAATCGTACACCGGCCTGGTCCACGGCTCCATCTTCTTCTCGATACGCCCAGGCAGGAAACCGTGCTGCTCGTCGACTGAGACGGCCGGCCGGGTCACGACGAGCTTTTGGACTTTTCCGGTCGCCAGGTGCTGAACGCCAACATGACAAGCCAGAAGAGTCTTTCCGGTCCCGGCCGGCCCCGAGGCCAAGACAATAGGGATGTGGGGTGCATTGAGGAGGTCGACGAAAAAGCGCTGGGTCACGGTCCTGGGGAAGATGGCCATATAAGTGAATGGCGCTCGGTGTGTTTATGGGATTCACCAAGTGGAGAGTCCGCCAAGGACCAGGTACGCATTACCTCATGGATGGTGGCATTCTGGACGTGCCGCAAAAGGACACGGACGCCTTCATGCTCGAGTACCTGGCGTGTCTACGCCGGGGCGAAAAGGTGTACGTCGTCGAACAAAAGACCGAGGTGTTTCGCTTCTTTGTCGATCTCGACTGGCGTGACGCCGATCCGATCAGCGACGATCGACTCTTAGAGATTCTTCAGGTGATGTGTACGGTCGTGCCCGGTCGGTGCATCGTGGCTCGGGCACCCCCTCGGCTCGAAGAGGACGGCCGGACAAAGAGCGGCGTCCACATCCACTGGCCGGACACAAAGGTTCGTCGGCCCGAGGCGCTCGCATTTCGGACGCGGATCTTGCTCGAGCTCGGGGATGACCCAGAATGGAACGAACGAATCGACGTCAGCGTCTACGGCGGTTCGGGCCTTCGGATGATCGGTTCGCACAAGATGCCAATCGGCGAACCGTACGTTCCGTGGACGCCTGGCGAGGCCCCGAGCCCTATTACGATCGACGACATCAAGGCGTTTTCGATTCGGACCGAAGAAACGGACGTGACGACGAACGTCACAGAGGTGACAAACTTTGGACCGATCGAGGCGTACATACGCAAGTACATTCCCGGTCAGGAATTTGCACGGGTCAAGCGAATAGGTCGGAAGAGCCCCCAGTGCCTGTGGATCCAGACGGACTCGCGGTGGTGCGCAAACATCCAGGCGGACCACAAATCAAACCACGTCTGGTTTTACGTCTACGGCGACACGATATGTCAACGCTGTCACGACGAGGACACATGCAAAGGCTTTGTCGGCAAAGAATATATACTTTCTCCGAGCATAGTAGAGGAACTCACGAGCAATGTGGCTGTGGACCGTTCTACTTTTGTTTCTATTCGTGATTTGGTTCCCGCACACTGGTTTCCAGAGGACCCTAGCGCTCCGGTACGAGAGAGAGCTGTACCCGTACTCGGGGCTGGACCCAGACGAGTGGCAGGCGTTCAAAGAAAACGTCCGGGCGTTCGAGGCGGAAGAGGATCCGGCCGTGGCCGCTCGTCAGCTGTACGGCGCGATGGAGAACATCCGTAATCTCAGTCTGAATGTTCGGCGCGCGGACGATGTTGAGACTCGGGAAAAGCTCGACGGCATCGCACACCGGCTTGCAGTCGACGGAGAGTACATGCTGTACAACCAGGCGAAGAAGAATGGTCTTTACTTTTTCCCTCGCTATTTAAACAATAAGGACAATGAATCTCCAGATGACTTCAAACGTGGTGGCATCGTCGGCGATCCAGGAGTCCACTTCCCAGACCCCAAGTCCCACGGGCAGTGAGACTCGGACCCGTTCTGGCCGGCTTGTGAAAAAGCCTGAGCGTTACACACCCGTCGAGGTGTGCGAGGATGACTATGCGTCCGACGAGTACGACTCGGAGGAGTCTTCGGACGTTTCGTCGGACGTTTCGGTCGACCCGGATGACATTTCGACCGAGTCGGATGCCGACGAACACGGTAACCTCGATGGATTTGTCGTAGAAGATAAAAGCGACGAGAGTGGTACAGAGAGTGATGTTCCAACCTCCGAATCAGAGACCGATGCCTGAAGAGGAGGAGCCACCGCCTCAACTTCAGCCACAGTATTACATGCCGCCTCAGTTTGAAAAGCACGACGAGTTTCTCGACGGCATTTCAAAACAGACGCTGCTTATCGCGTTTGCGGCGTTTTTTCTTGGTTTGCTCATCGGTAAGTCTATGAC